TGGCGTTTTACACTGGAACATGCACAAGTTACGACGACATGAAGACAACGTTGATAAACCTTTGTGAGTTAAATGGCTGGACAGCAACGACTGACAGTGCCGGGAAAGATGTGATCTATAAAGGAAACCTTTACATCATGGTCGACGTCACAACGGGCAGTTTTAATTCTCTCGGCATCACAGGCCGGACTGGAGTAAACGAAGGCAGCGCGCCCGGACGGGTGGGTATTTCCGATTTCTACGAATTTTATTCAAACCCATGTCCTGGTCCAGTACAGTTTCCGGTGAAATACTACTGCTTCACGTATAGCGATATTGACGAGGTTTATTTTTTGATCAATTACGCCGACATGTATCAGTGGGTTGCGTTTGGGAAAAGTAACATCACGTTGCCGGGGACGGGGCTTTGGGTGGCAGGGACTTCAGGTTTGAATCCGAGCTACCCGCCAAAATATATAAGAATTGAAAAAAGTGGTTCTAACTATTGGCATGGAAGAGCCACTACTGCTGCATTATTTTGGAATGCTTATAATTATACCACTAATAATCGTTTACATCCTTATGATAATTATTGGCTCCATTCTAATATTAATTCGAGCTATCCTTGGTCTTTAGCATTAAACAACTTTACTGACGCTCCTATAGGGATAAAATATTTAACCTATCATTTAGAGAGTCAACCTAACGAATATAACCAGCAATCGTTGCTTTTGCCGGTTCTGGTATACCATAAAAATGACATATATTCTGGATATTACACTTTGGCAGCGCACATTCAAAAAGCTAGGCATCTCATGATCAACTACCTCGACCCGGAGACGATTATCTACCATGGCGATGAACAATGGATGGTTTTCCCGTATCTAAGGAAGGTCTACCAATCGCCTTATACTTTTTCTTTGGAGATAGTCGACCACACAGGCAATTTCGGGTGGGCAATCAAGAAGGAGGCATAATGAGCTTCTATTTCGTTCCAACTCCACAGGTGTGGGATGACAGCGAACAGCCCTTCTGGTGGTATCATAGCTATGATGCCTCCCTTCAGCCGCTTGTAACTAATGAGGTCTATCAGTTAAAACTGTTTGGAGCATTCACGCCGACAAAGCAGATCACTCCCGCACAGCACGATGGTTGGCTCCTGCATGGAGTTTACGACGACGTTTATGGCTATGTGCACGTCGAGCCGGTATACATCAACGTTGGCACGCTGAAAACTGAACAAACCTATACAGTTGAAGTTTGGAACGCTGACCTAGAGAATACAAGGACATTGGTCAGCCTTGGTCTGGTCAACACAGAGGGCATACAGATTGAGGGTCCACTTTCGTATCCGCACGAATTCGGACCTACGCATGCCGAACTATACCGCATCAAGGTCGGGCTCTCAGGACCTCCGACTATCGATGCACGAATAACGCTTAATTTCGACGTCTACTCAATATCGATCACCGTCGAGGGCAGACGGCTAGTCGTATTTCACTGGATGCCGAAGCGAAAGTTTACCGAAAAGCTCGAATGGCTGACCGACCTCATTGAGACATACTCGGACGAGCAACGCATTGCTCTGAGGACCGCTCCGAGGCGTCATATAACATACTCGTACGCGAAAACGCCTCACTATGGCTCACAGATGGCGACACTCGCAAAAGCGTGGGTGTTCCGGTCGTGGGGCGTGCCTATCTGGGTTGAGGCGGAGAAGGTCCAGTCAATCCCGAGCGGTGCGACGACGATCAGCTTCGACACACGAAACGCAGGTTACGCAGGCGCAGCGTTTATCTGGGAAAGCGATGACAAACATGAGGCTGTCAACATTGTGACGCTCCGGGAAAACGGCATAGACATAGAGCAACCGGTCAAGCATACCTACTCCAACGCCCTCATCATGCCTTTGCTTTTCGGCATCATTCAGGACGGCTTGCACATGAAGCAGGATTATGCTGTCGTGCAGGCGTCGGCGACTTTCACCATTGTCGATGACAACTATGTTGGCTCGCAGAATTATCCGACCGTAGACGGCTATCCGATCCTTCGTGACGTCGGCGTGAAGGTCGAGGAATTCAACGAGCGCATCTATAGAGCGTCGGAGTATATCGATAACGGGCAGGGGCTCATCGAGGTGGAGCCGAACCGGAGCATTGTCGAGGAAACGAGCATCCTCGGAAAAGTCACCGCGACAAAAGCGGACCTGTGGAAGTGGAGACAGTTCCTTCACTGGCTTCGCGGTAGGCAGCAGCCGTTCCTGCTTCCGACTTTCCAGCGAGACATTCAGCTTATCGATTTTATTGGGAGCGGGGCCGTTGCCGCAAAAATACGTGGGCTTGGTCTTTCGAGCTACGGGACGTTCCCAATGAGAACAGCAGTATTGTTTACCGACGGGACGATCGAATACCGGAACATAACGAGTGCGGCGCCGATTCCGGATTCGGACGACGAATACGTCACGCTGAGCGAGGGTTTCACACGCGACGTCTATCCTGAGGATATCCGCAGGTGGGAAATCGTCAACCTAGCAAGGCTGGACACTGACGAGGTAGAGCTACAATACGACGGGCTGATCATGAAGTGCGCAGCGCCGGTTAAGGTGGTGAAAGCATGAGTTTTTTCGGTCTCGAAACGAGCAGGAGCACGGGACAACCACTGGAGCTTTATGAGTTTACCTATGGAGCTTTCGTCTACCGTTACAATACGACCGCAAGCGAAGTGGTGGTCAATAACCTGCCGTACAAGCCCATGCCGCTTTCGCGTGAGAAGATCACGTTGACTAACGATATCCGACGCTCCCAGCTGACGATCGCAGCACCGATCAATTTCGAGGTTGCCAGTTTTTTCCGAGCCAGTATCCCGGCATCGCCTATCCTAGTTACCATCAAGAAAAAACATCGCAACGATCCGGAAGTCATCACAGAATGGATCGGGAGGATTATAACGGCTGAGTGGCAGCACAGCGGCGTCAAGCTCTTTTGCGAGTCATACTACACAGCGATACAGGGAAACGCTAACATGCGATACTACGGCTACGCTTGTCCGCATATGTTGTTCGGAGATAGGTGTAAGCTTAGCCGGATAACCTATCGAATGATTGCAACAGTGAGCGCAGTGAGCGGTACGAACGTCACGTCTCCAACGTTCGGGACGAAACCGAACCGGTATTTTGTCGGAGGGTATCTAGTGCTCGACGACGGCACGAGCGGATTGCAGCATAAACGTTACATAAGCGCACATACTGGCGACACAATTACATTGGCGAACCAGATCCCGGAGCTTACCGCCAACAGGCAGGTCGAGGTCTATCCCGGGTGCGACCATACGCTTGCGACGTGCCGGGACAAGTTCAACAACCACATCAATTTCGGAGGCTTCCCGTGGATCCCGGGGCGCAACCCGTTCACGACGTCGAGTGCTATATTCTGGTAGGGGGTGATGTGAAGTGAGCTTCTCAATGCTGTTTGGTCTGATCCTTCTTTTTGCATTTTTGTCTCTCTTTCTCAGGCCGAAACCGACGCCGCCGCCACCGGGGACGATCGAGGATTCCGACGTACCGATAGTCAACGCCTCAGACCCCGTACCGCGTGTTTACGGCACCGTGTGGATCAGGTCCCCTAACGTGGTGTGGTATGGTGACCTTCGCACGACGCCGATCAAGAAAAGCGAGAGTTTCAAATGATTGTGCAGGTTCGTGACGCGGTTGAGCTTGGGTACTGCATCAAGGGCATCAAGGAGTTTTGCAAGCGTTATGACATAGATTTCCGGAATTTTGTGAAGCATGGAATTGACGAGGAAGTCCTATTAAAAACCGGTGATGCGATGGCGGTAAAGGTAGTGGAGCGCGCACGGCTTCGTAGCGAGGGGATGTAGATGGGCGGAAAAGGAAAGGTTGAAGTAACCGTTGGATACAGGTACCATGTTGGGCTTCACATGGTATTTTGTGACGCCGCTGACGCGTTGCTGGCGATCGACGTCGGAGACAAAACGGCGTGGACTGGCAACGTGACTAGTAATTCCACAATTTACATCAACAAACCTAACTTGTTCGGTGGAGAGGAAAAAGAGGGAGGCGTTCAGGGCTACGTCGACGTAATGTTTGGTGGCGATACGCAGGGTGTGAATACGTACCTGCGAAACAAACTAGGTTCCAACACTCCGGCATTCAGAGGCGTTGTTTCGCTCGTTGCCAAGCAAGTCTATGTTGCCGCCATGAACCCGTACGTGAAGCCATGGAAGGCAAGGTTTCGGAGGATACCGGCTTCGGGATGGCAGTCGAGCTATGCAAATATTGGTGGCAACGCTAATCCCGTTCACATCATCTATGAGCTCATTACAGAACACGGGCTCGGGCAAATAGATCAAACCTCATTTGCGAACGCAGCTCAAACGCTCAAAAGCGAAAATTTCGGCATAAGCACGATTTGGAGCGGCG